ACTTCCGTTGACCCCCGCTTTTTCAACTGTTCCAATAATGACTCTGCTATTAGGAGCGACAGGCAAAGAACCTGACATTGAGCCATTCGAGGTAAGATAGATTGGAAATCCATTTGCAAGCCCCCCCGGCACATTCAAGCTCATTGATCCGCTGACAGTTACTGTTCCAGTAGCATTTACGGCAAGACTTGTGTCATTGATCACTCCAACTATTCTTGTAGAAGTTCCATCTGAAAAGCTCGCTCTTTTGACGGACAACTTATCCCCGATTGACCCAAACGCATACACAACAGTTCCTCTTGTCAGGGCCACCGAGTCAGCGTTGACGACAGTTGCTATAGACGCATTTCCGTTAATCCAAAGCGTATTTTCCGGATTACGGATCAATGCCTGACCAGCCACAGGAGTTGTAATCAGAACATCGTGAAGCTCGTCCAGTTCGTATCCGTTCTGAATCTTCACATAGGCAATGCCGTTTCCAGCATTTGCTCGTTCCACAACTCCAAGGAAAACACTATTATTCGGAGCGGTTGGTCTTGTTCTTGTAAATCCTCCGGCTGTTCCAAGCCAAATCTGGTCTCCATCTACGAATGGTGATCCAAGGCTCAACTGATCCATCGATCCATAGAGCGTGATTGTCCCTTGAGCATTCGGAGCCAAACTTGCATCCCGAATAAATCCGATTGTTTTTGAGGAGGTTGCTTCTGATGTATTGTCTGCTCGTTTTACAGAGAGTTTGTTTCCGACAGAACCAAACGCATAAACAACAGTTCCTCGAACAAGAGCAACAGAATCTGCGTTGACAACAGTCGCAATTAGATTGTCAGCATCTCCAGATCCACCAACAACAGCAGCTTGAACAAAAGCTGTAGTCGCAAGTTGGGTTGTGCTTGTTCCGGGTGCTGCTGTAGGAGCAAGCGGAACTCCGGTCAAAGACACATTAGCCTTGATCGTTGGGTCCGGATAGGTTCCGGCCAAGTCTCCTCCGGCTGGGCCAGAAGGCACTCCACCACCACCACCACCACCATTGGCAGCAATGTAGTTAAGCGCATAAAGCACCAAATGACGGAAGTCAGCGGTGCTTAAAATCGAAGGAATCGAAGTGATGTTTGCACCCGGACCAGCAATCTGTGACAGAGCTTGAAGGACAAGATGTTCGTACTGGGAAGTGCTTAAATTGGGCGGTATGTTGATCGGCATATGTCCTCCTGCTGGTTAGGGATGTGGTCTGATAAGGCTGGGGAAGATCGCTCCTCCCCAGCCATGATCAAACTACCTCCCTATTAGAGACCAGTGGTGCTGGTCGAGCAGGGGAGCGGCAGACCGTCGAACGGACAACGCTTGTACACGATGGCACAGACGTTCTGCGGACGGATCGGCTGGATCGCACGGCTGATTTGGTAGATGTGCTGACCAAAGTCACCGTACAGGTTACAGTCGTTGTCGCGGAAGTACGTCCACTCCAGTTCGCCCATAGCAAGCTGAGGAGCGAATTTGAAGGTGCCTTCACCCGTGTAGCTTTCGGGAACGAGGCGCTTGAACGCTTCGCCACCGATAACAAACATGACCTCGTACGGCGCCGTGACCCAAGCCGGGTTGCGGCGTTGAGCGAAGCCGTTGGTAACTGCGCTGCTGATGATGGGGTTAACCAGAACCAGATTGCCGTTGCCATCGAACCCGGTAGCCCGGAGGGGCTGCTGGTCGATGCCGAAAGCGAAGCCACGGTAGCCCATGAACTGGTAGCCGGAGATGCTCTCTTCGCCGAGGCGGAAAGAACCAGCCGACAGGTAGTTCAGGTCTTCTTTGACATCCGCATCGTTACGGAAGTTCTCGATCTGATCAGCCGAGGCGAGGACTTGGAAGAACTCGCCGTCACGGGTCGCGAAAGGCTCGGCCAGCATCTCCTCGCGGAGGAACGTGCCGATCTTGTACAGCGACTTGAAGTTCATCGGACCATCGGGAAGCGCCGGGGCAAACTGCGTGTTGATCTGCTGCATGTCTCCGGTGAGATTCTGCGAGAAGGTCCGTGTGCTGTTGACCGTGAACTTGATACCAGACTTGATGAGGTACTGGTAACGGATGTCCGCATTGATGATCTGAAGGATCGATTTTTCCAGCGAGACTTGCGCTTGGAGGTAGGAGCCTTTGAACGCCGTCCGGGCTTGCTTCACGCAAACGCGAGGACCAGCCCCACGCAAGGTTTCAAGCTGGAACTGGTATTCGGTGCTACCCACCTGATCCGGGGTCGCGCCAACGCCACACAAGGTGGTGTCAGCAACGAACTGCGGAGAAGCGAGCGAAGCAGCAGGAACTGCCATTTCCTCGACAACGGAACGCACAACGTCAGAGACGTTGGGCAGAGTGCCGCCATCGATTGAGTTGATGTAGGGAGATTTACGAGCAAGAACCCGACCGATCTGCCCAATGATACGATTAACATCCTTCGACGCGAAATTTTGAATCGTCGCCAAAGGGATACATTCGTTTGCCATAGTTTTAAGTTTTGGGTTTTCTGATTTGTTGATTTCGCTCTTGAGATCAACCCCAAAACTCTTCGGGGCGACCACAAAAGCATTGCGGAATTTCACTCGCGTGAACTTCCAACTTTTTGATCGCACCCGGCACGTTGGTGCTTGTTATTTCGGCCTGTCTTGCAGTTCGTTTGGCGACTGCTCGCCACTACAATAACGGATGTAGCCTCCCGAGTTGTGCAATAATTAGATCACCGGACTTTTTCTGTCAACGGTTTTTTTTACGCGAGCAATTTTTCTAATTCTGAAACGTCCCAAGGCGTATGCCCGTCCGGTCTTTGTAATGGGGCATCTAGTCCTCCCCATGACCAGAATTGGATGCACGGCGTCTCCCAAAATTGCGGATTCATCCACTCGAAACTTTCTATATGGTGCCTTTTGGCCCATTGCCCAAGTGTATTAAATTCGCTCCATGCCATAGGAGGATGGCTACAGATGTGCGCTTCGAGCGAAACGCCGTGCTTTTGCTCCATCCATGCCCTGAACTCCGGATAAATCCACCGAGGGTAAATGATGGGCATGCGCCTCATATACTCATACTCGTCTTCCCAGCCCAGCGATTGAGCGGAAATGGCTCTCCACGGGGTTTGAACGTCTTTTTCCTGCAAGACTATTGGCTTTCCCCCGGAGAAGAAGTGGTGCGGCGTTGTGGGTCTTGTAAAGACAACGTCACTGTCTACATGGAGTATGTGTTCGGCGTCAGAAAACTGATCGGCGCATAACTTGGTATATTGTTGCGCGAGGTAGCCGCTACAATTGTCTTTGACCTTGTGTTTTTCAACTCCAGATATGCCTTCGATAAGATGAAAATCTTCTTCCGGTGCGATGATATGAATCTTGTTAAACCCGGAGCAGAACTTATCGATGCTCTTTAGGCTGTATTTAAGCCATCCTATATCACCGCGATAGGACCGAATTAATATGTCTACCTTCATGGAACGACGATCCACCAAGACTGATCAAGCTGGTCTTCGTTAGTGACGTGGAGTTTCAGTTTTTTCTTTTTCACAAACGCATCCACAGCCTTTTTCACGTCACACCGATAGAAGGACTCGTTTAAGTTGTAGTAGTCATGTCCTCCGAATAGTCCTCCGGGCTTTACCTTGCTATACCAGTCATTAATGTCCTTGCTCACCTGTGGATCATGGTGATTCCCGTCGATATAGACAAAATCCAAGCTGGAATCTGGAATTTTTCCCAAAGCCTCATCACTTGTTCCACGGAGAACAATTGTTCGTCCCGGAAAGCTGCTGATTTTGCTGATGCACAAGTTGTAAGCGGCATCGAAGTCGATATTTGCGGAGCCATCGATGTACTCTCCGCACTTGGAAATGTCCCAAGGATCGACAAGAAACAGCCCGGAGCCTTGCCATTTGTTCAAAATCTCACAGGCGTTTTCCCCGTAAGCCACACCAACTTCTGCTCCAAGGTTCGTGAGACCGTTGGCGTTCAAATAAAGGCCGACATCGCGCCTATTCTTCAGTTCGGTTATTTTCATCGTTTATTCTCCTGCTCATTATTTTGATGACAGAGTCGTCTTTGACTCCATGAAGCAGAACACAGCCGTTTGCCAGCAGTACATCTACTCCGGATTCGTTAATTGTTCTGGTGTTCCATATGCTTACGACCGCCTTGGTATTGGCCCATCCAAGCAGTGAAAAATTTTTGGCATGATAGGTGTCCCATGCGGTGCCGTGCGGAGTCCCGGTAATGCCGGGAATTTTCCGGTATAGGTCAATCGCAAACATGGCATTTCCATTGATGTGACCGACCTGAGGATGATCAAAATTGTGAGGAAGGTGATGACCCATGAAATAGCATTTATGATGCTCCCATTCGTCATCTATCACTTGGAGCCACTCTTTTGTGAGAGGATAAGCGTCTGCCTCAATAGCCAAAACAGACTTGTATTGAGACCAAACCGGAGGCTTTGACGTAGCCGTTTCCGTATGCCTTCGGTATGCGGTCTCCACAAGGCTTGACCACAATCCGTTGCTCCCATTCGGATATCCAACAAGCTGCTCCCTTCCCTTCACTACATAGACATTTTCAAACGACTTGCTCAGTCCCTTCACAATGTCCGGATTAGGTTCTTTTGAGTCGAATCTGTGGAACACAACGAAGTCAGCATGCTTGTTTTTATCCTCTGTAATCAGTGGAATAAATTCCATCAGACGATGCGCTGCATCTCTGTCTCCATCCCAGTATTGCAGCGCAACAAGATACTTCATTGCATGTGCTCGTTCATCTCTTGCGAGCGTTTCTTTGTGGGCGTTTTTCTCGCATGAAAAAGAAGCTCTTGTATGGGTCCAAGTTTGTCATCAGCTACGAGAATTTCAGACTCGGTAACGAGGCTTGTCCCATTGAATAGTTCAGAATTGATGAACTTGGTAATAGCCGCATGACAAAGCTCGGGAGTCGCATAGAAAAGCCATGCTGGTCCACCTGTTATAACTTGAAGATTGCCATTTTTTTCATGGGTCTCAGCAACGTGAGACGGGAAATTGATATTGACCACATCGTAGTCAGACATCCATCCACCACCAGAAGCGTGAAGCGCACACCACCGGAGATACCTTGCCATAATCTTTTGCGAGTCGTTGACAAGCTCCGGAGGCATTCGGTGTGATGCGTCAACCAATGTCCTTACTAGCTTCAGGTGCAAGTTGCTTCCCTTGGCATGGCTTTTGTTGAGCATTACGCACTCCCAGCCCTGTTTTTCCCACGATTGTTTCCAGATGTTTGCACAGGCAAACTCTTCCGGCTGATCGACCGTTTGAATCGACTCGTAATATGAATAAATGCGTTTTGTCATTAGTATGTCTTGTACCCAACATGAAACACAGGAAGCCCAAGGTCTATGTGGCATTGATGACCAGCCTGCTTTGCTCGATGGCAAAATGAAACATCTTCGCCCATCGTTGATTTGATCGGATGAAAAAAGTCGAACGCTTGTCCGGGCTTTTCCGGCTTTAGCTCCGGGAATTTTACCATGATGTCCTCAAGAACGCTTCGATGGACAAGCATGCACCCCGTAGCAACCCACTCTACAGGGGCGACACTGTCCTCGTAGCTTCGCGCCCTTGGCGCAAGGTCCGGAGAGGAACACATTAGACCCGCGCCCTCTTGCCTACCAAAGTAGGCACCACCGATTAGTTTTTGTCCGCTTCCGACAAGCCTATGCAGAACATGACGCTGTAGCGGAATATCTCCAATGTTTCTTGCCGCTTGGACCGTTGCCCTCATCCATTGCGGTCTGCCAATACACGGGATGATATCGTCATCAATCATCAGCATGTACTTGGCATCCGTATCCAAGAACTTTTGGGCAAGCGTGTTACGCGAATGATAAATCATCGCATCACCGATAGACATATCGAACCGGATCTTGTCCCGGCCAAAGTCTAACGCCATTGCAAGAAGAGCGAACGCTGTAACCGGATTTGTGGTCTTATAGCATGGGAATCCGACAAAGATGTCCCTTCCTGCAAACTCACAGCGGTACGAAGGCATTCCCTCTGTGCTACGCGACTCAATAATGGGGTTGGCAAACGATTCTTTTTCAACCTTTGCGACCTCTTCCGCCACGCTTTCGGCAAACGATTCGGTCAATGTCTTTTCAGCGACCTCCACATTTGTTTTTGGCTTAACGGGCTTTGGCTTCTTTTGATTTTTAGGCTTCGACGTATCGATAATAACGGGCTTTGGCTTTTCAGCGACTGGCTCGTCAAATCGAGACAGGTCACGGTTTGTCTCCGGAGCCTTCGGTTGTGGAATATTTTGTCGAACTTGTCCGGGTCGAGTGAACGGATCGAAAGAATCGAGAGCGTTCATCGTGATCTTCTCGTCAGGAGATATCTTCGTTGTCATGGATTTATACATTTCCCTCAACCCCGGCATTGGATTGAAGAAGTCTTTCAGTTTCATCGTTAGGCTCCTGCCTCATCAAGCCCCAGATCAATTGCGTCACTTGCAGACATTTTGATCCGGTCATTCAACGAGTTTCCCTTGTTTGAATTCGCAGAAGAAATATTGCTCCTCGGCATTTTTGAGGCGCCCTTCAATCGGCTGTTTTCTTCTGTCAGTTTTTTAAGCTGTGCGGAAAGCTGTGCCGTTGTTGACTGGGTTCGGCGCAACTCGTCTGTCAGAACGTGCGAAAATACTGCCGCCGCCGCGACATTTGCCCGATCTTGAGCAGTCTGGGGCCAGAGCGCCGATTGAAACTTTTCTGCCAACGCTCCGACAGTTTCGTTGTGCCTTGTGATTTTCTGGATGTCCTCTTGCGAGGCTCCTGCTGGAACTTCAGCAAACCTTGCCCAAGGCAAATCCTTTGTCATGGCATCGACGTGTTGATCGATTGTAGACGTTTCCTGCTGATACCAGTTAGTTGTCTGATCCTCGCGTTGAGCCATGATTTGCTCGATGTTTTCGGCAGCATACTGAATCTCTTGCTCTTGCTTTTCCTTGAGATCCACAACATCGACCAAGCTGCGCTTGAGCCTTTCGCCATCAGTCATCGGCAACTTATCGATTGCGTTGTTCTTCCACCAAGAAGAGTCAATCTTGTCTGGACCACCAGCCTTCTCGATAGATTGGATGACATCGTCTGAAGCGCCGTGCTTCTTCAGGATATTGTAGATGTTGTCTTTTGCGGCAGAGATTGGCTGTGAGTATTTCGACTGAAATTCCGGATCGTTTTTGATGTCAAAAATCTGACGGAACTTGCGAAGCTCATCATAGTCCGGAGGAAGCTGGTACTGCTGCTGCTGTCCCTCCATCTGGGACAGTCTTTGACGAAGAACTTCTGCTTCTTCGGCCTGTCGCTTATAAGTCGATGCAGTCTCTTGCAGCTTGCGCCAATTGTTTTGATTTTTCTCAGAGAGATTTCTCGGTTGCTCAATAGCCGCAATCTCCGGATCAATCTGTGATTGTTGCGGGGGCGCTGGCGATACCTCTGGTTGAACTTGCGCTGGCTGCGGCACCGGAGCCGGAGGCTCTGGCTGTGCAAAATCTTCTTCTGCCTCTCCAGATTCTTTGACGGCTTCATCGAGCAACGAGTCAATCGTTGCATCGGTATCGTCATCAATTCTGTCTGCATCAAGAGATGGATTGCCAAATCCGGACGCTGCTGTGGGTTCGGATACGGAATTGTCTTCCGCATCTGTTGTCGTTGTATCGATGTCTGTTTCCATAAATTTTATTTATTACGCATGGACTTTGCTCCACGGCATTTCCACTTCTTCCGGGAAAGATTATTCGGAGAGTTTGGATCTTTTTTCCAGTCGCCCTTGATCTTCAAAGATCTCGCGCAGTACGCATCGCCCTTTTTCGTTCCGGGCCTGATGCGGTCCTTGCCGTCCTTGGCTTTTCCAGCTTGTCCGTATTTGACGGTTCTCGTCCTGCCAGTCGCCTTGCTGTGGACTATCTTTGTGAAGCGTTTCTTGATCTCAGCCATAGGTCACATTGCTGTAAACGATCCGGTTTCTGGGCTATTGGGAGACTCCTCGTTGTTGATCAAATCTTCGATTTCACCAATTAACTTTTCACAGCCCTCCTTATACTTGGCCTGCAAAGCCACCTCTTCGATGGTCTTGCCGTTGCAAGCAGGTATTCGAGACCTCAAGTATGCGAGCAGTCTGCCGCCACTTTTTTGGTGATACTCTTTGAGCCTTGCGGAGTCTCCCAATTCCCATTTCATGTATTTATATGGTTGCAATTATTTGCAGCCTTTTTTGCCACCCTTTTTGGACGGCATCGGTTTAGCTTTTTTGCTTTTCACGATTTTGGTTCTTTCTGGTTTTGGTTTAGTGCCAGCGCATGGTTTTACGCACTCTCTGGCGGGAAATAGTTTCTTCAGGAGCCGTGAGACAAGTCCGTAGATGATGTTCATTTTTTTGAACCCTTCATTGCCTTCATGGCTTTGCGGTAGCGTGTCAGGTCTCCTTCGGTAATAACTCCGGCGCCCATCATGTCGCTCAACTCTTTGATCGCCGGGTCTTCTGCTGCGCCCTTCGCTCGATTAGCTCCTGATGCCATTTTACCAACTGACTTAATTGCGCTCCTCGCAGCCCGGTAAGCGGGAGCGATTCCAGATCCTTCGGCAACATCTGTTGCGAGTTTTTTGACTTTTTCTTTTCCACCTTCGATAAATCCTTCCTTTGCTGCTCTCAAGACCTGCATGGGAGCGGCATCTTTTATGAGTTGCATTTGGTCCTCGTAACGCTTGCGACGAGGAGATCCGGGGCCAATATACTCAACTGGCTCTTTCATTTCCGGCAGAGGAGGCTCGACGTAATCAATAGTCTCGCGCATCTTCATATCTTCAATATCGCTTCCATCGGGATCAATGTCCTCCCGGTAGCGAACCTCTTTATTGATCGACTTATCGTCTTCGTACTTGGACAACTCAGAGTCGATCTCGTCCATGTATTCATCTTTCGTAGAAAGAGGCTCGATAGGCTCCAGCTTGGGCATTTTCTTCATACCCTTTATTGTTTTCATCATCGGTCTAGGCATATTGGTCCTTTCGTTTGTTTTTGATTTTATCTGCCAACATTAAGCTGCCGTTGGAGGGTTGGGCGGTGACGCAGCTTGGTTGATAACACCCATGAAACTTGGATCAACAGCATCGGCTGCTTGTTGAGCGACTTCTGTCTGATTGATCGATGGTCTGCGCCCTCTCGGCATAGGCATCGCCCCTGCCGCTGCTGCTGGCATTACGTTCGGATTGACGGGAGCAGCTTTGCCCTTGGTCAAATGATCCATAGCGGCTTTGACCTGAGCCTTCATCTCGGCAATGAATTTTTTGTCAGCGCCCTTCTTCTCGGCTTGGTCAACGTGCTGCACGAAGTGCTGAACAGCCTTCATAATCGGATCGGAAAGCTCTTGCGGCAATGATCCCGGAGGAATTTTCGCAATAAGCGGCATCAATTTTTCCGTCATCGTCTTAATATGGATGACATCGTTGTCCCTTGGAGAAACTGGAACTTCTTCTCCAGAAACAATGCTCTGTAGCTCGATGATTTGCTGCCTTGTCGCCTCGATAGCCAGCGCCTCGACTTGGTCCCTCGGCAAAATCACAGAATTGGCGATAGATTCGCCAACTTTCCGGCTCCAATCGAGCTTCATCAACTCTTCTTGGTTGATCGCCGGGTTTCCAGTGTAACGCTGGATCAGCAAGTCCAAAACAGCCTCTTCTTGTGCCAGTGTATCCGGCAAAAGTTCGGATGCGCTTGTAAATGCCATCAAAATTATGTCACTCGGAGGCAAATTCCGATCCAACATAGCCAAGCAGCATGAAATTGCCTCTTCATCGAGGTGCGGAGCGACTTCAAACGGGACAAGAAAGGTGGGGATGTCAATTCCGCTGCGCTCAAACGCATCGATGACCTCTTTTTTCGCCCAAGTAGCGTTGGGAATCTGTTGCTTCACCATGTCGAGCAAAGTTTTCAACTCTGCAGCGGCCTTAACGTGTTCCGGATGGCAGATTCCTCGCTGCATACGCTCAACAGCCTTGGAATACTGCTTCATAAATCGCATCAGGATGCCCTCTCGGATCTGTCCCTCGATGGCTGCTACACGATTCACCTCGCTGGCAGTCTTTTGACGTGTCGATCTGCCAATCGCTTCGCCCGGAAGGAAGGTTCCTACCTGAATTTCGGCCAATCCCGAGATGAATTGATCCAAATTCAGGAAATCTTCGACATCTGCAGGCATGGCTTGAGGAATTACCTCATACCCTTCGGAGATATATGCCACCGGGTGACTCACGGTTAGCGGCGGAACACCAGCCTTGGCTGTCGGACCCTTCTTGAGCAAGAGCATCCCCTTCAAGTAGACGTTGTCCACCACAAGGTTCCTCGCTTTGTCCACGGCAATGTGGGTGTTGTACAAGTCCCGGCCAGCGCCCCTGCTGCTCATCAAGCTACCGGATCCAATTTCGATGGCGAACAAAGCCAAGCACTCGCTCATCTGGTTGTACCGATCAAGCTGCGTACAAATCTCGTCGCCGCTCTTGTCATCAAACAGATATCGGCTGATTTTTCCGTTAGGCTCCTTGATCAACAACTCACCAAGCTCGACATATTTTGCATCGCTCTCGTACGAGGCGCCATAAGATCCCTCTCGGATCCAATCTTCGTAGCGCCTAGCGTCCTCATCCGTGTTCAGCGATCTTCCGAGAGGAGTTGCGCTGTTGATCGCCGTCACCAAGTTCTCGATGTGCCAACCAGCCAGAGCAGAAATCTCCGGGTCTTCTAAGACAGGAAGAAGTTCGGCAATCTGGTAGCGGCGTTTTCTTCCCCAAAGCGGAGTTGCGTCCACCTCTTGCGGTGTTTCGACGCTGAAAAACGTGTAGTCCTGACGCAAAAACTCCGGCTTCCAGTCCCGGACATCGTCCCAAGTTAATGCCGTGAATCCAAACGTAGTGTTCTCATGCACAATCTGTGCTGTCAGATCGTCGGCGCCTCTCCATGCGCGAATGCACTTGGTGATTTCTTCCCGGAAGACCTTGGTCTTCTGTTCCGCATCAACCCCTTGTCCGGGATACTTGCTGTATGTCAGCGTCTGTGACGCTTCGACAACCTGCCTGAACGGAGGCTGGATGCGCGAAACCATTGTGGAGATGAATCCGGTAGGACGGTTGCTTCTCCAGTTCTGTCCCATGCTCTCCAGCTTCTTCTGGGCGTACGGAGGCTCGTTGTTGAGCTTCTTCTGGATCAACTGGTTCTTCCGGTTGCGCTCCACGTTCTGCGTCTTTAGTCGCTTGTATGCGCTGAACGCTTGTGCCGAATCGCGGAACGTGCGTCTGACCGCAAGCGTGTCCGGGTTGACCGTATCAGACCCGTCATTCGAGCTTGGAGTTTTTAGCTCCATGCCAAGAATCCTTGGCTTGTCAGTAGCGTCAGCGAGCCTCGCTGACTTCAATGCAAACTCGTCAGTTACTGCTGGAGGAAGAGGTTTAGCGGAATTGCCCATATAATTAGATGTTTATCCAGCATTGCGCTGGGAGTCCGGGTGACGGCGTGAAATTGTCACGCTCGAAGAAAATTGCTGACCTGTTGTCATGCCGCATCTTGGAACATCCCCCCAAAACTGGGGAAGATTTTGTGTCTCTCGCTTGTCTGATACTCGCCGACAGTCTATCGGCAGCAACTATACACGCCCCGCAACCACTTCGCCAATTCACGTTGTTTGGACATGAGAGACATATTCTGGCTCTCTGCTCTGCAAGATCGTCGGAAACCATTTGTATTTGCTTTCCGCTTTGCAGGGTTTTTTTGGCCCAAATGGTAATGTCATTCAGCAGTTCGTCGCTTCTATTCGCGGGGTGAACGCTTGTGACTACTACCATGTCAACGCCATGACAGAAGGTCGGATATCTGGAACAGATAAAACTATTTACATCCCCCTCTACGTCTCCAAGGGGCAAATGATTTTCCGCACGATAATTCTGCACCACTTTGTACAGATTATCGCAGCTATGCCCGGCCAGCTTTACGTCTCCCTCGTAATAGTGCCAACCACCGGGGGGTATCATTCCTAAAATGGGTTTAGCCATTGAAATTAAATGTCACTCGGTGTGGTTAGTGTCTTTTCTAATCGTTGGCAAGCGGTCATTGCGAAAAATCCACAAACTCTAATTTGTCTATTATGCCAACCCTCGGCGTGTCATCCCGGAACCGCTCCGGTTTCTTGTCCACCATCGTCGCGACCGATCCCGCTCGCTGACGCATCAAATATACCAATAAAGACAACGAGTCGAGAGCGTCAGGACTCCCCTGCCTCGTTCGCTTTACATAATCGCCCTTGCTCTCGACCCTCACCAGACCCTGACCCATCTGCTTGTACCTCCGGGCAATTGCCTGCTTCGTCAACTCCTCGTTCCGGAACCCCGGAGAAATCTTCAGGTATCCAAACTCCAAGTACTTCGCCAATCCAAAGATCAACTCGGTAACCACACCGTTGTAAAGCTCGTTGGCTCGCTGGCTATCGTCGCCAAGTATATGCGTTTCTGAAGCTGCCCAGCTATAATTGACGCCCATCGTCTCCGATCCAAAAAGGCTGCATAAAGAATCGTGGATTCCAGCGCCGTTCCCGGTCCTGTCCACGCACAGCCAGTTCGCTCCGATCTTCATCTGCTTGCAGAACCGAATAATCGCATGCGCCTGCTCCAGCGTTGCCTTCTTCGGAAATGTAATCTGGCTGTCCAACTGCAGGCACACTCTCGGCTGCTTAAACTGGATGAACTTACCGTCCCTCGGGGTGTATCCATCGCATGAGCCAAACCTTCCGTAGCTGCACACCACCTGATCGTTGCCCTCCAGCGCCAAGTCGAACGCTGCGAGCGGAACTACCGGGCCAATAAACCTCAATATACCAACCGAGTTGTCTATCATGGCAGGCGTTATAATCGCCATGCTGATGCCCTCTTGCGGGAAGAAGCCTCGCGCCATCGTGTAGTACTCTGCCGTCCTGCCTCTGGCCTCGTAAGCCATATAGCCCTCATATGTCTGGAACCCCGGAAACATGATCTTCTTCTCGATCACGTTCTCGCACCTCGCAGCATCGAGTCGCAGCACATGCCACCCCTCCCGGCTGTCCCACTCAAAGTCCTCTTCGCAATCGACCGCCTGCCATCCCCTCGCTGGCTCGCACCGCTTGCCAAACTCGCTCGTCCTATCCTTCGGGTTCGACGCACCGAAAATCTTAATACGTCCTTTTGCGCCGTCCGTGTCCGCCGCTGACAATATGTTCTGCAAGCCCTCCCACACTCCCGCCGGAACCTCTTCCGCCTCGTCCAGCACAACATGGGTGCGACTCATCATTCCCCACTTCGGATGCGGCTTCCCTGCTCTCGGCGCCGGGTGAAAGCCTCGCAGCGTCCCGGTCCCACTGTCTCCCTTCGGCACCGCCACCAGATGAATCCCGTTCTTGTCATCGTCGTTCGCCTGAATCGACTTCACCAAGTCCTCGCCGCCCTCGTACTCCGGCTTCACTAGCGCCGTCCTATAAAACGTCTTAATCGCAGCGAACACGTTCCGCTGTGCGTGACTCTCCGTCAGCGATACTACCTTGACGCATGTGTAGTACGGGTCTCGCATCCAGTCCAACAGGAACCATGCCGCCGCATTGAACGTCTTGCCCATCGCTCCGGCGCCCTGCACCAGCAGCTTGTCGTTCTCGAACAGGCACCGCCAAGTGTCCTTCGCTGACCTCGGGCGCCAATCGTATACCTGCTCGCCCCACAGAATCGTAGCCGCCGCCTCGAACTGGTCGTTGTCCAACAGGTGCTGAACGAATTGCAATACGATGGCTTTTGACTCCTTCTCGTCCAGCGTGACCGTATGCTTTACTGACTGCTTTGACGCATGCTGCAGGATGTAAGCCGCCGCATACACAACGCCGTCATCGTCGCCCCTCTCGGCTTGCTGCCTTATCTTCGACGCAAGACGTATCGCGTTCTCGACTGACTTAGTTGTTCCCATTGACAAAAGATCCACGGCTCACCATCGAGTCAGACGCATACTTGACGATAAACGCAGGACAGTGGTCCTCGTTGTACTCGTCATCGATCTTGCTCGTCAGGTACTTCACGGCGCATCCCGGCTTCATCCCTTCATGCACCATGATGTCGATGCACATATTCATATCGTATACAGCAATCATGTTGCCGTTGTGCCGCGCTATGCCAAGCAACGCATCCTCGAATTCCGGGACCAGCATAACCTTGAAGACTGTCTCCTGATGCTCGCTCATCAGAACTGGTGCTTGGCCGCTAACCAAAACATTCCCGTCTCATGGTCGTAAGCGAGTTCAGCGTTGGCGCATCCGCCTAGCGTTGCGATCAGTACGAGCGCCATCAGTCTAGTAGTCATCCCTGATCGTTGGCGGCTTCACGATGAACCCTGTAGGCTGGTCGCACAGTGGGCACAGGTTGAAGTCTATGTTCATCGATTCATCGTCTGGCACGGGCTGCTGCCTCTTGCTCAGTATCGACGCGACGATGACAACTACGAGTGTGATGACGCAGAAGAACGCCAGCGCCATAACGATGCCAATAGCACTCTGATATCTTGACTGTCTGTTCTTCATGGTCTGGGAGGTTACATATGCGTTGTGTCTACTGGGCTTTAATAAGGATTCCCTTGTTAATACTTAGAGCCGTTTCATTTAATACAAGCAAGCCACTTGCCTTCCGGGCAAGCCTCGGTTGCCATGACGCTCTTGATCTCCATGTTGCATCCGCACACGTTGCACTTCCCGGCGCCACTATAACCGTCCTTATCGAACTGGTCGCATGTGCTGCACACGGTCAGACGCTGCTCGATCTCTTCGACCGTAGCCCTCGGCATCCCGGCGGCGACGAAGACAGACGCTGACTTGAAGAAGTTCAGCGCCATCTGTCCTATGCCGGGACCGCTCACGGCTCAGGGTCTGGTTCAGCAACGGGAGTGACGGGTGCTGGTGCTGATGCGTCGAGGATGACCCACTTCGGCTCCGGATCAATGTTGTCCACATGGCAGTACTGCAGCGCCTTGAAGACGTAGTAGTTGTAGCCGGGCTGAGCAAGAGCGAGGCGCTCTGCTTCCTGCCATGCCGATTCAATCGACACATGAACGACAGTGGTCTGGCTGTCATCTCTCGGGATATAAGCGTCAAGGTCTGCCGATTGTGGGTTGTACGCCAAAGGCGTCTGGATTCGGATTACGATATACATGGTTTTAGTGTGGTTGGTTTTGGTGAAGGTGCTTCCGGCCAGAGAGTTGCCCATTGCCCAATGATGACCCTCCAACCGGAAGCAAAGCGTGAAAAGAGATGCCGCCACCTGAGACACTTCGGCGAGGACAACGCCCCCCAGCGTTGACCTTATTATGTTGGTTATCTCTCAAGTGGCAGCAAATTAAGGGGTTACGTTTATTGATAGCTCTGTATGAGTCCATTATACATGAGTGATCTTGTATTGTGTTATGGACGGCGCTTTCGGTATAACCTGCTGTGTTTCTTGTCGTTATGCAGATCTATGTACTCGATGATCTTCGCCATGTCGAACATAGCCTGAGCCTCGCCTTCCGGCGTGTCAGGATAACGGTCCTGAAACTTAGGCATCGGCGAACCACGTTCTAGGCGAGGTCCGACGATCCCGAAATCGGTGTGGATCTCGATATGTCCATCGATGCGTTTAAGGCTGAGCATGATCGTTCTCCGGGGATGCTAGTGCAGGAACAGGCTTCGAGTCTACAAGGGTAAAGTCCCCGTCCACCGTATCGTCACGTCCGCCAATGGTGAAGGTCAGGTTCAGCTTCTGAGTACCGTTGACCTCATGCTCGACCTTATCGCCGTACTTCTTCGGAGCGATCTTCGAGGAAGCCCATTTGAGTGCGTCCATCTGAAGGCGCCCGAGTTGCGCGTCTCCAGCAGTGCGACCGATATCGATGATCTCTTCAGCGAAGGTGTCAGCTTGGTCGAGTCGCGCCTGCGCGTATTGGCTACGAAAGTCGGGATACTTCTTCAACCAGCGAAGGATTTGAATGCGAGCAGGCATGTGATTATCCAAGCATATAGAACGGAGAGTTTCTCCGAGAGCGATACGCTCGCAGATCTCGTCGATGAGTTGAGGAGAGTAGAGCGATGGGCGACCCATTTTTGGAGCGTTGGGATTCATGGGTTTGTGACTCTAATATTGACAGAGTAAAGCACCACGGTAAAATCGGAGCAAGCGAAGAGGGAGAGAGGTTATGTTTGTGGATACGATGAAGGGTTGCGGATGTCTATAATAGTTTCCTCTTCGAGCCTCGTTTTGACTTTTTCTTGGACGAACTGGAGTTCGATACTTTGCGGATCATCGTCCGGGATGAGTTTGGCATAGCGGAGTTGATCGATGAGCGGCTTGCAGCCTCCTGCAAAATTGTCCAGATCGAGGACATGGCACGATCTCCTCGTAATGCAGACGATAATGCGAGCGCGGCCTTTTTCTTTTCTTTGAGGAGGTGAGACCAATGTTTCCCGAGCAGTTGGTTGAGCGATGGAGTTAGGTAGTGCGGGAGAATTATGCGTAGGTGAGACGGCAGGAGCTTTTGAATACGATCCATCTGGTAGTTGGATGTAGCCGAGTTTTCTGAGGTCATCGAAGGTCATTCTAATCGATGAGGGTGAAGGCGCCGACAGGTTTTGCGCGGAGAGCGTCGATAGCGGCGTGAGCCTGCTCAGAGCACCATTGACCGTTGCATGACACGGGGGGCATGCCCTCGGGGGAGTTGTCGTAGATGGTCTTGCCGCCTTTAGCGGCGATGAAGGCGAGAGCGGCCATGAGTTCGTTCACGTCATCTTTGCGTTCGCGGTACATGGCTTCTACGGTCGCGAGGCGTTTGCGGAGGCGCTGGACGGTGTCTTGGTCGTTGTCGTTCATGCTGGTTGTTGCAGGAGCCACTTGGAGGTGCTGTTGATGGTTTGCTTGGGGAGGCACTTGTGTTGTTCTTCGAGTTGCTCCCATGTTGTCTGTTGGAGACGTACAAGCCTGTGGGCGCAGCAGTAGCAGGAACTGCAGAGACCTCTGGCCGTGGCCCATCGGTTGCAGCTTGGGTTAAGGCAGCGGATGCTCATGGGTTCAGGATGCGGTGCCAGATCTTTTCAGCGATGTGGTGGCGCATGAGCTTGGCCTCGCCCTCGGTGTAGCCAAACGTGATGATATGATCTTGGAACTTGTCTTTGTGCTCGACGAGGAAGGTTCCGATCACGTCATGCTCGGCCCATGTGAGTTGTCTGGCTTGGAATGGTTTGAATTTGGGTTTGGTCTTGGTCTTAGTTTTCATCGAATTGTAGTTCTGCTGCGTAGTCGCACGGGTTGCATTGTCCGATAGGTTTGCCGTGCATACACACGTCATTGGTGGGCGTCTGGTTGTCAGGCGCCTCGTCCGGTAGGGTTTCTAGTTGGTTGTGCATAGAAGTTGTTAGAAGTCCACGATCAGATCCTGCATCTTGTGGAGTTTGTTTTGTGGGATGAAGTGAGCAGCGCCCATGTTGTTTGGATCTCTGAGGGTTCCTAACTCCTCGCGTTCGTATCCGTAGCACCATCCTCGGAGGGAGCAACGAAGTTCGTCCACGATGACGAGAAGGTACCGCCTGAAGTCAGGGTCGTTGTCTCGCAGGATGAGGCTTCCGTTTTGAATGGGAGCGGCCCGGACCTCGATATCATCGAACAGGTCGCTCTTGTTGTGGAACACGTTGAGCCGGGGAACGAAGTAGCGTCCGTACGCCTTGGCTACGGCGATCTCGCCCATAGCGCCAAGGATGTCGTTGGTCATCCGTTTGGCGGCTTGCTGCTCCGGGTCGCGGTGTCCTCCCCGAGCGTCCTTGTTGGCTTGCGTGATGAAGCGATTAGTCGCCGCATGCACAGCCAACGCGAACTCCTCGGGGAGGAGTACCTGCTCAGTGCTGAGATCCACGTCTAGAACGGGATGTCATCGTCTTCGAGAGCCTCCTCGGTCTGCGAGTTGCTCATGGCACGTTCCTTGGCGGCATTTGCCTTCTCCTTAGACGTATCCTTCGGGACTGGCTTGCCCTCGTCCTCGGCCTTGAGCCGGGCGATGATGCGTGAGCCAACTTCCTCGGCGGCTTTGTTGCTGAGACGGTTGAGCCACTTCGCTTTGATGCGTGTCTCGCCGTTGTACTCCTCGGCTTCGGTCACGATCAGGACTTGGATCCCGTCGAAGTTGAGATCGTCCCAGTTGCCGTCCCAGTCGAACGCTTTGATGAGCGCCTCGACCGTCCGGGGCTTGGCCTTCTCGCTGAGGTAGCCGCGCCAGACAATCTCACGGTTCTCCTGATCACCCGGCTCTGTGACGATGCACGGGATGCGGATGAACGGTGTGCCAGTCTTGGTCTCGTCTAGCCAACCGTTGCCGGGGCGCTTGACCGTGCAGAGGAACTTTCCTTCTGCGTCAACGTACTGCGTGTCTTTTGCCATGATGATTAGACCTCCGGTGTGGTTTCGGGTTGGCTGGTCTCGCTGACGAATCCCGGAGGATACTGCTGAGACTCCAGAACCTTGGAGATCTTGACGCACTCGTCATGGATGTACTTGTACCAAGCCATGCACTGATGGTGCTCCATCTTGATCGACACGTTGAACACTTCGGGTTCCGTTCGACGCTTGGCTGTTTTGACGCCGAATGTCAGGCGTGTGGGTTTAGGATTCCTTCCCATTACTTTCCTTTCTTAGCAGCGAATCCGCCGCGCTTAGCTTTCATCTTCGCGAAGGTTTTCGGAGCGATGGTTGACTTGGATTTCGGGCGCGATGTCCCGGCTTTCTTACGTTTATTTATGTTTTCGTACAGGCTCATACTTTGGACTGTTTGTTGGAGAAGTTTTCCAAGAGCGCGAACGGTTTTGACCCATAGGCGGCGAGATAGTCATCGGTGTCGATGACCAGCCCGAGACGCTTAGCAGTCTCCTCGCTCCACACTACCTTGGCGAACTTCAGGTTGAATACGGTGATCATGTGATCGTGTCGGCCCCCGCAGGACGCCTGCAGGTTCAGGTTTTTCGGGATGCTGCCAAGCCGTGCAACCCAGAAGGGAAGCGACTTGGTGAACGCCCAGAAATGTATGTCAGGGTTGGCTTCGATGAACAGGAGCCAACCGTCGAAGTAAGTTTGCGAGAAGAAGTCCCCGGCGGTATGGATACGGCACCGCTTCATCTTGCGAGGCTTCGCACGTTCGAGGATCGAGTACACCTGATGCGGTGTCTTGCCTTTGACCGCATCGAAGTTGGTCCACAGCCGATCCCGGACGCTTGGGTATCGCTCGTATACCGCCGAGTAGCACCGGAACTCTTGCTTGGGACCGTTCCAGACCTTTCCGGTGTGCCTGTCTGCGATAGCCAAACACTTCTCGGCGCCGGGGCATGTGGTCCCGGACGGCAATGACCAAGAGTAAGCCTTCTCGTCAAAGACGTACTTGTTGACCTTGGTGAACGCCGGGATCATTTTTTGTCCACTTCAGCCAGCGCAAAACAGGCGATGCTCGTAGCCTTGAAGCTCTGCGCCTCAAAGCTCAAACAGGTCGTTGAAGACAGATTGGAAATCTTCTCCAGTGCCTCGCGAAGTTGGTTGAGCTTCCGTTCAACCTCGGAAAGTCGCTGCAGATCTTTGGTGATTTGCGCCTCACGAATTGCCTCGTTCTTTGGGCGCAATCTCCAGACTGTTGGCGAAGTCTTCAGACCGTTTTGAATGCCGCCGCACTCGACAAAGTGCAGACCGCTTTCCTCCACGATTGCCGCACAGGACTGGCAAAGTTTTGGTGTGTCGCTCATTTCACTTCTCCTTCCTTGGCTCGCATATCTTCAAACACCGCAAGTGTCCCCTCCGCGACTGCAGCGTGATCCAAAGGCGGATTGTGCGGATCGTAGGCGATCATTTCCAACGCCTCCTTGTAGGCGTCCCTCTCCCTCCGCAACACGCACATGGGCCGACTGCAGGAGTCTCCGCAACTGTGGATCGTGGAGGCTTGGAGGTCGTCGATAAGCCTGTTTCGCTCCCGCTTTAGTTCACAAACTTCTTTGTGTTTAATTCTGGCGTTTTTACACGCCTCTTTCCATTTGCTAAGCCAATAATTGCTTGCAGCTGTGACATTGCAGAGTTCTGCTTCTGCGTCTTTCCTCGAACGCTCCCGCTGATCGAC